CCTGGTTAGCCAGATCCAAAGCCGATATTCTCACCACGCCCTTACGATCCTCATAACTCCCTGTGCTTCCGTACAGAATACCGATCAGGGTACATACAGAGCGTGCAAGTGTCGTTTTCCCAGATCCAACGGATCCATAAAGCAGAAGCCCGAATCTTTGCACTGTGCAAAGCCATTTTGCCGTTTTTGAGATCTTCTGTGACGTGTTTTCATCAGAGACGAAATCCAGCATCCTACTTTCAACCTCAGACTTGTAGCACATCAGCAGCATTTCGCATACATCCTCATAGGAATAGTTCTCGATCCTAAAGCGTACTCTTGAAAGTACGTCCGCTTTTCTCTGATCCAGGATCGTCTGTAGCCTCGCCACTATTTTTGCTTCCATATTTCATGCAATCTTCGTTATACCTGTCAACCACCCAGTTAAGGATGGCCTTATAATCACTCTTATACACCTTGCCCTTTGCGCCCTTATAGTTATCCAGGATCTCAATCATACGCTTAGCGGCATCCTCTCCATATTTCTCACAGAGCTTTGCGTACTCATCCCTTGTAAGGGTTACACATTCGGCATACTTGTATTTCCTGGCCTTTGCAGCCTTTTCAGCTTGCTCCTGTGTCAGCGGTGGGGGTGTTTCTGCATCCTGCGAAAGCTCAGCTTGCACAGGAGCCGTTTGCTTCGGCTCAGGAGGCTTTTGATCGAACACCTTAGACTTTGTAGTGCTGCCGCCCTTAATGCCAGCCTCACGCCTTTTCTGGCTTATCTCAGCACTCCTTACCATACGTCTGCTGTAGATGGCTCCGTCAGCACGGACACCACACACACCTCCGATGATCAGCTGATCCAGCCAGGTATCAGATCCTGAGGCATCCCTACCCAGCATCCTTACTATCTCATCCTGGGTGTATATGTCACCTGTAGGCTTCACCATCACACCACGCTCCACACTCTCCCACATATAGCATAGCATATCCATCCACAAACCTCTGATGTCTGGGGATAGCACTTTCAACTCTGGGCATCTTAGCCAGTCTGATGTGTCGAAAGGCATCATTTGGATTCTTTTCTTAGCCATATTATATGCTTTAATGCTGGAGGTGCAAGCGTACCCACACCTCCAGCGGTTAGGAAATAGGGTTAGTTCTCCATGATCGAGATCTCAGGAGCGATCTTTCTGATCTGATCGAGCACATCATCAATGCACTTATCCCTGAAATCTTCAACGGCCTCGTTTGCACCAGGTGAAACCAGAAGCAGGAGGCAGTCACCATCAGTAAGATAGTGATCAAACTCAACGGTAACAGTTACCTTTGGTGTTCCCTTGAAGATAGACAGATTCAGATCGAAGCTCTTAGGCAGGTTGCTCTCCACCTCCTGGCGGTAAACATCAGCCATTGATCCAGAGGGATCACGCTGTTTCTCCACCTGGCTCTTTGCCTTAGCTGTAAAGTTTTTCAGCAATGAAACCAGCTTCATGCAATCCTCACGGTTGGCAAAGAGGCAACGATTGAGGCGCAGGAACTGACCCAGACGTGCGGGATCCCAGCCATAATGATCATCGTTAATGTGGGCTTTCTTGAAGATCTCAGTGAACTCCACAGTACCAACGATAGTACCCTTGTGGTACTCATCATCCTCATTGGTGATAAGGGTGATACTCATAGCCTCACGATCCACGAAGATATGGGATTTGAGCTGGTCAATGGTCTTAACACGTTTCTCCAGCCAGTCAAAAGGAGTGGAGATCACACCCTTGATATTAGTCTTGATCGGAGCCTTAGTAGGCAGTGGATCAGCGGCTCTTGCAGCCTCACCCTTTCTAACGATCACCTCTACTGGCTTTTCGCCTGTGTAGTTCTCAATGTTCACACAAACGGTTTTCTCGATGTTCATTTCTTCTGTCATAACTTTAGAAATTTTAATTGTTAAATACTTAAATTGTTAATACTGTTGGTTAGTTCCCGTAAATCTTAACGAGCACAACCGTACCACATACGCAAATCGTTGCGACGCAGAAAAAAATACACGTTGTCATTCCCATAATTTTTATTAGTTAATCGTTACTATTAATCCTCTGTTCCATTTCTACGGATGGCCTGGAACATTGTGCGCTGTCTCTCTTCGGGGGTCATATCCCTTTCCTCTACCAGATAGCCGTTGGTGTCATAGAAACCAACCTTACCGATCTCTTCAAAGACGAACTTGAACGTGTCACCCTGGACTTGCTCACCGCCCTGCTTGATCTCATCAAGGATGGCTGACTGTCTCTCCATGAGCGGCTTGATCTTTCCTTTGAGATCAGCAGTGACCTCTTTCAGCTCCTTACTCAGAGCACTCACTTTCATTCCAACCTCACAGTACTCAGCACGTTTGCCTTGCACCTCTTCCGTGCTGAACTTGCGGGTGTAGAATTTCTCAACGATCTGATCACAGCTGTCACGCATGATCTGCTCTCGTTTTTCCATCGGATCATCAGCAAGCATGATCTCAGGAACTCTTTTTTCGTTTTCTTTCATTTTGAATTAAAATTTATTGTTTCACAATAGGCTCACCAACCGTAAAGTTGAAAGCCAGGTACTCAGCCCAGATATTGATGAACTGCCTGCCAAAGTATTCAGCCTTTTCCTCTGTTTCCTGGCACAGGCGGAACCCAATACTCGCAGTCGCATCCGAGGAACGAGAAGACGTATGCAGATAGCCGAACCCCGCCTTCGCACCAGAATTCGCATTACCAGCAAGGAGGGCACGCCTCTCAAATTCGGCATCATCCATGTTATCTATCTCATCCTGGGTGAATAAGGCGAACCAGGGATAATAGAACCACTTATTACCAGAGGCATCTGGCTTAGGCTCCCAGTTCCTACCCCAAAGGGCACGGCTGATCGTTTCCAGCTTCATAAGAGCCTTGATGTGTCCTGACATCTTTACAACCGTACTACCCACTTTCTCATCGTTTGATAGCTGAACCGTTTCAAACATATCAAAGTTGATCGGTATAATGCCCAGGGCTTCACAGGCATCCTCATAGGTCTTGATGGACTTGTAATCATCCAGGTTAGGCTTATTCTCAGGCTTGCAGAAAAGAGCTGCCAGCACGTCTTTTACCTCCTGGGACTTAGCAGCCTCCAGAGCTGCCTTTACTTCATTCTCCGTAACAATTATCTGCTTACTCATTTCTCTAATTCTTTTAGATTGTTCAACTTCTTAGTTATCTTTCTCACGATACGGATAGCGTTCTGAACTCTCAGGCTCTGGCCTGGAGGCACGCTGTCTATGATTACAGGTATCAGCCGTATCAGCTCCGATACCATGCTGTTAGCTATGATCTTCATCTTCTCTCAGCCTCCAGTACTTATCAGGATCAGGTATCTCCACATTCAGGTATTCCCTGGCGTATTCCCTCAGCTTCTCACAGTAGGCACTGAACTCAACGGTGCTCATCCTGGAGGTTGACGATGGGAATTTCACGATCTCACCTGTTTCCCTGTTCACCACCTCATCTGCAGTCATCTGAGCCTTAAAGAACTCATGCAACTGTTCAACGTTTGTGAACTCCCAGCCAGCATCAATCATGGCATCCAGCATAAGAGGGTAGATACAGCCCCAAAGCCAGCCGTTCTGATCGTTTGACCTGGGCTTTCTGACTTTCTTCACCTCTACCAGGTAAATTCCATCCTCAACCTGTTTAAACCATCCGTACAGATCAGCAAGGTTAAACAGTCCGTTTACCTTTTGGATCATGGCCTTTCCGTTCACTGACATAGATTCGGTATTATAATTTTGGCAATTCGATTTCCAAACCTGGGTATGCGGCAAAGGTAGGCTTTCCAGTCAGAGCCTGGATCTCATGCACGAACCTTTCGGAATCGGCATTGTTCCCAGACAGGTGGATCAGCACCACCTCTGCCACCTTACCCAGGTCATTACGGCCAAGAAAAGATTTCGTAGAAGCAAGCTCCAGGTGTGACTTAGCAAGCCTGTACACCTGGCTCTCATCGGTACGGTGCTCATCTATGGCTCTCCTGAGGTCATCCACTGAGTAGTTGCACTCTATCAGCACATGGTTAAGCCCAGGCACTGTGTAGTCGAGCATACAGGTATCAGTGGCGAAAAGCAGCAGCCCCATTGACGGATGGAACACAAGCCAGCCGACACATGGAACGTCATGCTCCAGGGTGAAAGGCTTTACCAGGAAACCGCCCAGCTGGTACTGCCTACCGATCTCAACAGGAACGGCACGGCTACCAGAGAAAGCCTTTGCCTGGAATACCTCAGGCAGTGCCAGGGTGTAGAAGATGGAGGCATACTTATCCAGGTAGCCAGCATGGTCATTATGCTGGTGGGTGACACAGCACCCAGCCACCTTGCGGACATCAAAGCACAGTGCTTTCTTTGCCTCTTTGAGGTTTACGCCACACTCCAGGATCAGAGCCTCATTGCCGTTATCCAGGATATAGCCGTTACCCTTACTTGAACTGCCTAACACTTTCAGAACCATAGCGAACTCAATCAATAGGGTACATTACTATTGGCATCACCGCCAGCATCCTGGCTGTCACCACCGCTTGCAGCCTCACCAACCTGTACCGTTCCATCACCTCCCATAGTGAGCAAAGCCTGGCCTGTAGGCTCATCATGCACCTCCTTAGCGTCAGCCCATTCCTCACCACGTATATCATCATCAATGGCGGTTTGCATTTCAACTGACAGATAGCCGTATTTGCTCAGCAGGAGCCTCATAACGGTCTTAACACCCATAGAGTGGAAATTACCCATCCATCCTACAGTGGCGTTGCTGTCAGTCATCACAGGCATCTTTGCCAGGGCTTTCAACTGTTCCACAGTCGTTTCTTTCTTGATACCCTTAGCATAACGCTTTGCATGGTTTGCCATCTGGTCAACCGTCATATAGAGGGTTTTGCGGAAACCGTTCAACAGCTCAAAATAGCAGAAGTAGCCAGCAACGTTATCGGATTGCTTCTGACCGTCAAAGGCGATCTCACCAGTGAGCTTGCTCACCTGTCTCACCTCACCGTCATAGACTACATCGGCATTGATGGTACGGTACTGGCCTGTACGCATAGCCAGCTGGATATAGCCCTTATAACCAAGCTGGAAAGTAGGCTCCATCTTTTTCTCCCAGATCTTCTTACCGTCCTGGCCGATCATTTCACGTCCGTACTGATCCTTTTTAGGATAGCTGTTGTTGTACGGAATCACATAGGCGAACCCCAGGGATTTGTTGATGGGCAATTTCAGCACAGCGGCTTTCAGAGCCTCCATCACCACCTGGTTAGGGTCACACTCCTGTAGCTTGCTGTCTGAGTTGAAGAGGTCGATCACTGATGCAATGAACGTACTGGCATTCTTACCAAGCGCATTCCTGAACTGTTCCTGTACGCTTTCGGCATTCAGCACGGTCTTTAACGCAAGCGTCTTAGGATTCACTTTCTTCTGAGGTGCTACAGCCCCATTTGCGGGTGCTGGAGCGTTGTTTAAATTGTCTGCCATAAATTACTCTATTGTTAGTTTACTATCCTTTGTCACACAAAGCAGGATCTTCTGGCTGGATGTTTCCATGACATTGTTCACGCTCTCGGCATTATCCACGAAGATAGGAGCGTTCACACACTTAGCCTTGCAAATGGCATTGATAATATCCAGTCCAGCGTTGATCTTACCAGCATTATTCACGTCAGGGTACGGTGTACCGTTCACAGTACATACGCAAGTCAGTTTCTCGCCTCCATTGAGTTGAGCGGAAACGAATGAGAATGATACCAGCTGGAAAAGTCCGTTGATACGTCTCATCAGCTCATCATCCTTAGCTTTCTGGAACTGTAGGCAGTCGTATTCCCACTTTTCCAGATCTGCCACCTCTGCATTGAGGTTATCCCTCTGATCCTCCAATTCCTTGATCTCCTTATCGGCACGCTCCAGGATCACACGCTGCCCCAGTCTCTGGTTGATGCTGTCTATCTCTCCTGAGATCTTCACCTTTTCAGCCTTAGCCTCGGAGTTGTCAGCCTGTTCACCGCTCTCAGGCTCCTTAATGGATCCCAGCTGGTTTTGCAGTTCCGTGATCTCATTCTTGATGTCGATGAGCACCTGATCCTGTGTCTCTATTCCCAGGTAGTCAGGCTGATCCACAACAGCGGCTGTGACAGCCTCCATATCCTTTGTGAGGGATTCTTTCAGCCCACAGAGACGTTTGTACTCAGGATCGCTATCAAGGGCTTTCTGGTAGTCAGGCTCAGCGGGTACGCTTGCTTTGGCTGATACCAGATCCTTTGTCAGCTCTGAAACCTCATTGTCAGCGTTGGTAATGTCGCTCTCAACCTGTTTGTACTGAGCCTCTTTGTCTGTCATCATCTTCTGCTGACGCTCCAGGGTTTTCCTGAGGTTTTCCAGCTTCACGTTGTTAGCCTTACCCTTTTCAATATTGGCCTTAACCTTATCGGCCTTTTCCTGGTTGAAATTGGCCTCCAGCTCCAGACGCTTTGCCTCGATGTCATCAGAATCAAGCGGACGCTTACAGGTAGGGCATACCATATCCGTAGGTGACATTACAAACTGGCTTGCGGAGATCTCCCTGTATTCAGCCCTCAGGTCTGTCTGTGTAGCCTCCAGTTCCTTGATCTGCTGATCCGTGGTGCTCACATTGCTCTGGGCATCCATGATGTCATTCTCCAGTTGGCTCTTCTGTGATTGCAAGCGTTTCTGGTCATCCTGTAGGTTGCGGATCCTGGTCTCGATAACCTCAACCCTTTTCCTGGCATCCTCATAGGACTTACCAGCCTCCAGCCTTACCTCACCCTGTCGCTTTGTAAGATCCACCTGTATGGAATTGATCTTAGCCTGGATCTCGTTACGATGTTTTGCGGCATCACTCTCAGCCTCCTGAACGGCCTTATTATAGTTCCTGTCAGCCTCCAGGCGCAAGGCATTCTTACGCTTGCTCTCTTCCAGGTTCTTTTCGTTGATGGCACTCTGGAGCCTGTTTCTCTGCTCATAGATCTGCTGGTTCTGTACTGACCTGTCGTTTCTCAGAAGAGCCTCAACCTCTGACAGCCTGGCTTTCTTGTCAGCAAGTTCTTTCTCCAGGGCATCCCAATCCTCAGCCTCTGGTTTCAGCTTCTTAGCCGTGTCTATCTTAGTAGGAATCAGTGCAAGCTCTTCTTTGCACGCATTCTTCTTAGCCTTGATCTCCTTAGCTTTCTCCACAATGGGAGTGCCAGCCAGGGCATCAAGGAACTCGGCATATTCAGGTTTAAGCTGTGCCACGTCCTGATCGGTGACGTTTCCAGCCATATCCTGGAGCATCACTTTCTTATCCTCAGGTGTCATGCTGTTAAAGAAGAAAGGATTTGTGATCATCCTGAAAACGTTCTCAGGAATGATAGAGCTGATCTTAGCGTCATACTCACGCTTCGTTGGCAGCTTCACATCATTCACATAGAAAAGCGTCTCATGGTTCTTTAGGTACTCAGTGGTAGTGCCTGTAGGCTTTTCCCACTTCTCACGGTACATCCTTTTCAGCTTCAACTCCTTACCGTCAACCGTCAGCAGGGCTGTAACGGAATGCTCCTGTTTCAGGATCGGGTTTCCCTGGCTATCCAGGGTCTTGATGTTGAAATTTGAATCGGATCGCTGTGTGCTATCCTTACCGAATAGCAGCCATGTGAAAGCATCGAACACGGTAGTCTTACCTGTGCCGTTATCGCCTTTCACCATACTTGTGCCTGGGCTGAAACTCAGCTCCAGATCCCTGGCTCCCTTGAAATTCACCAGGTGTAGTGACTTTAATACGATCTCCATAGAATAACTGTTATTATTTGTTGATATAAAGATTAAGCCTCTCAGACTTATCAATGGCCAGAAGCTCAGCCCTGGAGTATTGCAGTTTCGATCTCTCGGACGCTCCCATCCTTATGGGCTTAACCAGCCCCCTTGATCTCCACTCCTTAACCCTACTTTCCTGAAACAGCCTGTAAGCCTCCCTCTGAGACAGCAGATCCTTGGCGGGTTCCTGTTGCTTGATATAATTACTTACCCCCAGTTCGGCCATATCCATACAGAGGTTTTTCAGTTCAAATAGATCCAGTGTGATACTTGCCATAATTCGCTCCTTTAATCTGTCTTTGCCAGTACCCATGCCATAGCTAAGGCCATCACTCCGATTACGACATTATGGCCTGTGAGGGTGCAAATGCCAGTAACCAGTGCCACGATACCCAGCAAGGCGGCTACCATAGTGGAAAATAAGTTCTTTACCTGATTCATACGATCCGAATTATTTAAGTCCTAACTCATGTGCTGCCACCGTGAATGACGGATGATCCTTTATGGCATCCAGCACCTCCTGTTTGCTCTTCATCGTTGGGTTAAAGCCCTGGATATTGTACTTTCTTCCAGAACACCACCCAAACACCATCCAAACCATAGCCTTAAAATATGGCCTGCCTGACATAGAGACACCTTTTTCGGTGTAGCACCTCTGGGCAATAAGGAGAGTATTTCCCTCATCGCTCTTTAGCTTCATTTTGTAACCGTTGTTTTCTAAAACTTTAATCATCGGTGTTGCATTTTGACTTATCAAGAAAACAATTCATCAGCTGGTACACCCAGCTCCTTAGAAATAATAGAGAGTTTAAGGGCATCAGGCTTTTGTGTGCCATAAACCCAGCAGCGTACCGTCTGCTCAGATACCATACAGATCTTAGCCAGACGCTCAATCCACACCGTCTTTGGTGCTTTCCCTGCCCTTGCTGGCAGTGAATCATAGATTTCTCTGAATTTTGTCTTTGCCATTTTTAACATTCATTTCCTGTGTTTTACAAACATATTTTTGTATATTTGTACCCACAAAGTTACTTATTCGGGTGCAAATATATGGATTTTTTCTTGTTCCAACAAGATTCTATCAAGAAAATGCACTAAAATTAACGTAGTTTAACAAGATAAAAAGATTGTATCAAGAAATGAGCAAGAAATCAACAATAGAGATCATAGCCGAAAATGAGAGGCTGGATCTGAAAGAACTGGCATTGAAAGTGGGGTGTAACCCACAGAATATGTATGACATCAAAAGCGGGAAAGCAAAAAGCGTCTCAAAGCGTATAGCTGAAAAGATCATCATTGTTTTCCCTCAGTATTCAAAATCATGGGTAATGACTGGAGAGGGTGAAATGTATAAGGATCCGACTGGTACGGCTGCAATATTCAATAACCAGGTGGGGAATGGGAACCAGTTCACCAGCACGGCCACTGTTGAGCGTTTCCTGGATGAGCTGGCAGCTCAGCGTGAACTCACCAAAGAGGCACAGCAGCAGCTCACGAAGAGCCAGGAGCAAATGGATAGACTTATTACGATTATCGAAAAATTTAAGGAGTAGAATATGGAAAGGTATTACAGGATGGTGATTGACCTCTACAAAGAGGCGATCAATGGGAATCTGGATCATAGCAGGATCCTGGATGTGAAGAAAGCTATAGCAAGCGCACAGACTGAGGCAAAGATCCTTGGTAAGCCCCAGGATGCGTTTACCCAGTTAATGAACGATGTGAGTTTCATAAACGCATGAGAAAGGTTTTGTATATCCTGGCATTAGTCCTGGCAGCTTGCTCCAGTGATGATCAGAAAGATGAAACGTCGGCTGGCTATGGGATTGTCAGGTACTTCACTATTACGAATGGTGACAGTACGCATAAACTTGACGTAGGTATAGGCGTGCTGGATCCAGGCGGTGTATCTTCACCGTTCACACTCTATGGCGATACGACAATGGTACGGTGCTGGTGGCTCGTTGATGGAGGCGAAAGCATCTATTCACCCTTGCGTGTCGATATGAAAGGTAAACCAGATAAGACAACAGAAAACTACACAATGAAATATGAACACTCAGATAACTAAGAATGTGATGGAGCGTTTCTACAGTGCCCTGGATGCTATCATAGCCAAAGGTGACATCAGGGGTGTCAATACCTATTGCACCAGGTACGAAATAGACAGGCGCAATTTCCTGGCACAGCGAAAGGATCTTGATAGGGGATGGTTTCAGGTTTCCTGGCTATACCCTATGGTGACAGATTTCGGCATCAGTGCTGAATGGCTCCTAACAGGATCAGGCAGGATGTTTAAGAACCAGAGCAAAGAATAACATGGGTATCAGATTCAGAAAGCGTGCAAAGATAGCACCTGGCATCAACCTGAATTTTAGCAAAAGTGGAACCAGTGTAACAGTCGGAGGCAAAGGTGGCAGTATCAATATCGGCAAAAACGGTGTATATGGTAATGCTGGCATTCCTGGCACTGGCATCTATGCAAGGGAAAAGATCAGTGGAAATAAAAAGAAGATCCAGGGTGATCAGACATCTGGGCTGTTTGATGTTTCCTATGATCAGATCCAGAAAACCAGCACAAAAGAGGCCGCTATAGGTTTACTTAGTGTACTGGCAATAATTATTCTAATCATCTTCTTAATGCTCACCTACTTTTAGGTGGGCATTTCTTTTGTTCTTTCCCCATACCCCTATTTCTTACTTACTCTCATTAATTATATATTTATATTTTATATATTTTATATATAATAATAAAGAGTATATACGCGCACGCGCGAGAAATTTGCTTAGGCAAAATTAGCCTTATATTATCCTCAATATCAAATATTTATGTTTTTTGCTTAGGCAAAACTAATAAAAGCGGAACAAAATTTTACACCTTTGCAAGTGTCTGTGTATCAACGTATTAATATTTTTGCTTAGGCAAAAGTGCAAGCAAAATGAAAGCAAAAGTATAAGCAAAATTTCAGCCTGTTTTTCAGCAAAATCCGCATAATTTGGCTTAATTTGCTTTGCTTAGGCAAAACTTAAAATTTGCTTAGGCAAAATTAGCCTTGCAACACTCTTATTATCAGCAACTTGTAATTTTTGCTTAGGCAAATTATCTTTTTTGCTTAGGCAAAACAGGCTCAGTAAAGTGCCTTTTAATCTTCACCAGGTTAAGCACCTTTCTGTTGGCCTTATCAATAGGATCCCAGCTTTTCCTGATATAGGTATCTGTGATCTTAGTCTCATCATCCACATGGTTAAGAGACGTGTGTACAGTCCACTTATCCACACCAGCGTCATTCTGTGCAATGGTAGCCCAGGTGTGCCTGGCAGCGTAAAAGTCAAGCTCATTCACACCGATAGCCTCAGCGATTTTTTTCAGCCCAGCACCAACGGCCTTATGGATCGTAGTCATTGAGGCATACATCCTATAGAACCTGAACATACGCTTTCCTGTAGGATCCCTGTACTTATCAACCAGAGCCTTGATCTCTGGCTGGATCTTAATGGAGATCCTGGCACGATCAGCCCTCCTGTTCTTGGTCTTGATCCTCTCATAGGTGATCCGTCCGTCCGTGCAATTCTCACAGTAGTACAGATCCACCAGATTCATGCCAACCAGAGCAAAGCTCAGAATAAACAGATCCAGCGCAAAGTTGTACCTGTTCGTGTTCGGGTATGGGCTTGTGATGTATGGAAGAGCCAGGATCTTATTCATCTGTCCTATTGTCAGGGCACGCTTCTCTGGCACAGGCTCCTTTGGTATGTCGATGTGAGAGAAAGGAGAGTTTGGGATCCTGATGATACCAGCCCCCTCATCATTGAACTCTTTCTTTGCCCTGTTATGGATCGCCCTGAGCTTGGAAATATAGTTGTGAGGCGCAAAACCCTGCTTCACCCTTTCCTGTTTCAGGATCCAGTCAACCCATGATTTCAGCAGATTCACTGAGATCTCACTGATACTTACCTTTTCACGCCCCAGGAACTTCACCAGGGAATTGATGGCAACCTTATAGGATTGTGCGTTACCCTCATGCCCTGTCTCTTGCAGCCTCCTGATATGATCCCTGGTGTATTGCACTATGTCGAGATCCCACCTCTCAGCCTCCTGAGGCTTTTCAATGAACGCCACCACCTCATCAACCGTCATAGCCTTGATCCTCGTACCCAGGAGATCACACTTGTTTCTGTACGTCCTGATCAGGTCATCCGAAAGATCTATGTACTTCTGGTTTTTCAGCTTCATGGATCTTGTGAGATCATCCTTAGTGACAAACCAGGGAGTAGCCAGGTAACGCTTTTTCTGGTTTTGCGTAACCCTTACCTTGATATTGTATGTACCATCCTGCTTGCGCTGATGAGCGTACACCTCTGCCTTAAAAGTAACCATACTGTGCCTCTGTAGAATATTTGTAGAACTTTCCGCAGCAAAATTACACAAAATTTGCGGAATTTGAAAAACTTTTCTGTAATTTTGTACCCCCGATGGGAATCGAACCCATATCTCAGCTTTAGGAGAGCCGTGTTCTATCCATTGAACTACAAGGGCTTAAAGGGCTGTTTTAAAAATCAAAGATCACCGCCTGGATCTACCAGCGTCCCTGAATGTGGATAATGCTTAGGAGAGCCTTGCCACATCCTATGATTATCAATCAGTTACAGGGTTTTCAGTGATTTTTGTAGAACTATTGTAGAATTTCTGCATCTTTTCTTGCAAAAAGCACCCCTCACCATTACTGGATCAGGGTGCAAATGCAACACCGATTTCAGATCGGCTCTGCAAAGGTATGTATTTTTCCCGAAACCTCCAAATTTTTTCGGTGAAATCGCAAAAAAAGATCCGTGCGGACTTCACAGCTGGCACGGATCGGCAGTATAGTTATTCTACAGAAAGCTATTTTGTTAATTCGATGTACTCAGAGTATCTGATCCTGTTATGAGGATTCTTGCTTATAACCTCCTGTCGTATGGCCTTAGTGCCAAACCTGAAAAACAGGAACTTTTTGGGAACCCTGTGAACGATCTGAATTATTGTGTCGTTTGTGCTGATGCTAAGATCAACCTTTCCGCTGTCAATGACACCCTCAACGAAAGCCCAGGGAGGATCTTTCCAGCAGAATGCTTTCAGCGTATCTACCAGGTGAATTTCTGGCTTATAGACGATGCTGTCCCTGATCTCTGCCTTTGCGTGGATCTCAGCCTGTGTAGTGGTCTGTGAGACAGATTGCAGCCGTTTCAGCTTTATTCCCAGATCCTCTGCCTCCTGGCATATTGACTTATACTTTCCCTCCAGCTCATCCTTTGTAAGCTGGAGCCTCTGCACAGAGGCAGCACTTTCACCAAGTTTGGTTTCGTACAGCCTTACCTCCTGCATCAGCGCATTCTGGTTGTTCTGGAGCCTTTCCCTGTCTTTATTGCACCTGGAAAGTGCCTGACCAAGCCAGGCACACAATACAGCAAGTGCCAGGCATATTATAATAAGATACTTTTTCATATAAACCTGATCGTTTTTGGTGGGATTGTGTTTGTCGTAAGAGATCCGTACTGGATCCCCCTGAGCCTGTTAAGCCATCCTTTGAGGAATTTCCTGTTTGCTGGCCTGGAGTTGCAAATATCATTCAGGTACTTTTCCCTCCTTTTCCACAGCTTATCAAAGAACACCTTAGGATCCTGGGCGTTCAAGGCAGCAAGCGTCTTAGCACCAACGATACCGTCAGCTTTCACACCCAGCATGGTCTGTGGGATGGTGATGCCATACTTACCGCTACCCCATACCCAATCCACAAGGATGT